ACCTTTTGATTCCGTGCCGCGCCAACATCGAACGAAGTATAGACCGGAAGCTCTTTGAACCAAAGAACATCGTTCGTTATCCGGCGAGATGCCCTTGCCGCCTCAATCTGCTTCGAGAAGATGGCCCCAGGCCGTCCCACCGCAAAAGAGCACTCATATTCTTGCTCGTAAATGTGAGCCGGAGTTGATTTTCTGATGTCCTGCATTTCCAAATCTGGAATGATCCCGCTCTCACTTGCCTTGAGAATCAGAGTGAACCAATCATCTTGCTTGCTCGCGTAGGTCCATTGCCGCCAGAAACCCGACCTTCCCTTGGGTGTCCCGATAAATGTGGCCCATCCCTGATAATCAGAAAGCGCCGGTCTAATAACCGAATCCCATGCAGACGGGTCAAGGTCCGCATATTCATCGAGAATCACGCCATCAAAATAAAGCCCCCGCATCCGGTCGTATGACTCGCCAGAATAAATGCGAATACTGGACTTGTTTGGGAATGTGATTTGCAAGTCCGCCCGGTTCACCTCTGTTCCAGGTATCCGGGAGGCAAATTCAACGAGGTAGCCGAAGGCAATGTCTTTCCCCTGGTCGCGAGTGGGGGCAATATAAGCATAGCGCAACGGTGGGCCAGGTCGCTTGTGTGTCAATGACTTGATGAGCAAGTCTTGAATGCAGGCGAACGTCTTTCCCCCTCGCCGGTGAATGACCATACATGCCCACCGCTCTTTCCGCTCAAGGTAGGCCCGAAAGGGCTCCCGAGGGATAATCTCAAGCGTCAACTTTGGCATTACCACCGATCCTCACAAGAACGTCAATATTGCCTTCGAGGGTGAGCCGGTCAGGCTCATTCCACCCGATTGACTTTGCGAGCATCTCCCCATATTTCGCGGAGACCGGCAAAGTTGGGTCCAATTTCTGAAAACGATCCCGCAAAATTTGTTGGTACTCCTCGCGGGTCATCTCGAATTTCTTGGCCGCAGATTGCTTCAATTCTGCAATCCTCGCCCCAACCTTTGCAATTGATTGCAATTTTGAAGCCGCTCCGACCGCCCCATTCTTGGAATACCCGCACTGGACATAAGCCTTTTCCGCCGACAAGTCACCCTTCGCAACAAGTTGCGAAAAGCGTTCATGGCGTGAGTTTTTGAGGATTGGCATTTCGGTTCCAGTAGAAGCACGATTTGCGGGGAATATCAAGCAACAAAGTTGCGTTCGTAGATTTCGAGTTCGGTCCGTTCCTCGCCCTTGCTGCAAGATTGCTGGGCAAATAGGAGTTCAACGGACTTGGGATCATCGTCCGGGATCAGTCCAGCGCGGCGGACAGCATCAATCAGCGGCTTGCATCCACCGGCCAGATTGTCGGCATCGAGCGAACGTGTGGAATATCGGGTGATGGTCAGCCGGAAGCGCGGAGAGCAGACTGAAGGGCTGCCTTGGCGGCTTTCTTGGCGCGGTGGGCCACCGTCCAGTGTTTGTTCAGCAATTGGTTGAGGGAGGGAGTTCGATAGCCTATGAGGACGAGCTTTCTTTTTTTTCGCCAGGTTGGCGGGATTTCGTTTTGTTGCATGAGATTGTTTTGAGAATGAGCCGTCCGGTTGAAGGACAAATCCGAGTTGTTGCAGTTGATCGGGAGTGAAGGACATGGTGGGTTAGAATTAGTATTTGGTGACTTCGGTGACTTGGTGACTGAATTTAGCAACCTTTCTGTACGGAGCATTATTTTAAAAATCCACACGTACTATATAAGAAGGTAAATTTCCTTTTGAAGTCACCGAAGTCACCAAAAAGAGAGTTAGAGTTGATGTTTTTAAGTCTTTTCAAAATAAGAAGCCCTAAAAAGACCCTTGAAGTCACCGAGATCACCATTTTTGACTGGTGACTTCGGTGACTAAGAAAGGTATCTTTGTCCATGAATCTCTAAAATGTTAGATTCTTCATCAACCTTGAGCCGCCATCCCTCAATCACAGGAAGGTTTCCGCGCCCGATTCTGGAGACGAACCCCCGATCAATAAGGATAGATTTGATCTTTCGAGTGCCTTTGTAGCGCGGATACTCGCCGTTTCGCTCACACCATACGGCATAGATTTTCGAGATATTTCCAACCCTTAACTCTCCCCCTGCGTCCTCTTCGAGACATTCGGTAAGGAATGCGCCGAACTGGTCCGATTCGTCCCGATACTCTGCCGTTGCCTCTGTTACCTGAGCCGGTGGACGCAACCCAATATCCCGGCTTTCGAGCAACCCCCGAATGGCCCAATTAAGGATGCCCGAGGCTTCGGACTGGAACTCGCGGACAACCTCCGACCGTGGCCGTCGTTCGGCATCTGGAATCCGCACCGAGAACGGAACGAGATGCACCCGCCGCCAGATCCCCTCGTCCGTGCCCTTGATTTCTGGCTTGTGGTTCCCCATCAGCCAAAGCTTGTGAGTCGGCATGAAAGTATAGGGCGACTCGAACGGCCTCCGGGCATTCATGAGGTCGCCGCCTGTGATTGCCTTCACCTGGCTATCAGCCAGTGGCCGATTTTCGGGGATCTCATCCGTGAGCACCACCCGCTTTCCCTCCATGGATGCCTTGTGGTAATCGAAGTTATTGTCTGACTTGGCCGCGAGGAGTGCCGCAATCGGCACCGATGTCATGAGTTCGCCCAAAAGAATCTTCATCACAGCGTGAAACGTGCTCTTGCCATTGGCCCCCTTCCCATAGGTGAAGAAAAGCGCGTCATAGTCCGTGCGACCGGTGAGCGAATACCCAACCGCCCGAGCGATATACAGCCGGGTTTCTGTGTCTGGAATGAATCTATCAAGGAATGCCTCCCACGATGGACACTCTGCTTCCGGGTCAAAGTCAATCGGGCTCCGCACCGTGGCATTGTCGGATGAACGGTGTTCGCGAAAAATCCCCTCCGAGAAGTCGAGAGTGCCATTTTCAAGGACAAGGATTTCCTTATTGGCATCAAATGCCGTCGCCGGGAGGGACATTTCCCGTAGGCAAAACTTTTCCACCGCCGAGACATAGGCCCACTCCCGCAATTGAGAGATGCGGGCAATGATTGCCGCCATCTCCTTTTCCCGAGGGTCTTTCTTCCGATCAGGTGCGGGTTCATCGTCCACTTCTTTTTGAACAGATTCCTTGAGCCCACCGTAAATTCGGCAAAGCGTGTCGGAAATGTCCCACGGCGTGGAATGTCCGGCGTCCCTGGTCCAAAGCCCATCCTCGTAGATCATCCACATTTTTGCATGGATATTCCAGACTCGGAGCCCCCTCCGCATCTCACACCAAAGGCGAGCGTCCCCGGCCTGCCCGGTGCGAAAGGCTTCCATGATCCGCTCTCGGGTCAATTCCGTGGCAATCCGTCCCGGCGCCGTGTCCTTCGCGGGATCTTCCCTCTGTCCGGGTGAACGGTCAGAGTCGGCAAAACGGATACGGCCCGCCCAGCGCCGCCGTTGCCAAGCCGCCCTGGCGTCAAATCCATGGAGGCTGGCAATGTGGGACAGCGTTCCGATGGTGATTTGTTGCAGGCGGACCTTGTGCTTCCCGGCATATTCCCCATCCTTCTCTTCCGGTGACCATTGATCGAGCAGGCGGGCCCCATCCTCCATGGGAAGGACCGACCACACCGCCGAGGCGATGCGAAGCCATGTGTCATAATCCGGCCGTGGCGGGCAAAATTTGAGCATCTCCGCGATGTCGGCGCCGGTCGTTTCAATCGGTGGCCGCCAAGCTGGGGATTCTGGGAACTTGTCCGGCACCGCGAGCGGGGTGAATTCGTCGGAAGTGGTCAACTCAGGATCGAACGAGACAAAGCAAAGCCGCATCGGGTCCTTGGTGGCCCGGTCCAGCTTGATCCCGTGAACGTCACGAAAATGGGCCTCCGCCGCAAACCATGAATCTTTGTGGCGGTCGGTATCAATTGATACCACTGCCTTAAGGCCCTCGCCGGATGGTCCGACAAAAACAGCCGCAACATGAGTGTCCTCAAGCAGGTCCGCCCGCATCTTGGTAACCGATTCCGGTTCCGCAAGGATTGGATTATCTTTCAAATCAAAATC